AGGCAGGGTACCAAGTATTTAACTATTGAATGAAAAAGACACCTCTGGACGAATTACTAATTCGGTTATCAAGCAGTTAGGAGAAATCCTCCTGGCACTTCAAACACAAAAACATTCTTATGAAACAGTTGTAGTCGATGTAATCGATGATGTGATTGAGATGATTAAGATTGCAGTTTGTGACGAATTAACCCCAATTGGAAAACCTCGTCTGAAATCCTTGTCAGAAATTCCATACGGTAAAGGTTATGATTTCTTTAATCAAGCCATTACAGAGTTGGTAATCGACCTTAAAGCCTTACCAATGAACGTTATCTATATCAGTCGACAAATCTCTGAATATGACGATAACGGTAATGCAACCAAGGATAAACCAAGCTTGAAAGATAAATATGTGAACCTTATCAATGGTAACTCTGACTTAATGATCCATACCGAAAAAATTGGAAGTAACTACAATCGTGAAGTTGACCGTAAGCGTAAGTCTTACTACGCTGATCAGGTTGATGATAAAAAAATCTTGAAGATTTTAAGCACTGTACGAGGTGCTCTTACCCCTGCTAAACCTAAAAAGGTTGAAACAACTGAAACAACAAACGCTAAATCGACTGCAGCAGTAGAACAAAAAGAAGATGCAGCAGTTAAGGAATTATTTTAAGAATTAAAGGAGAAACACAATGAGTTTATTAGATATCGCAAAATCAATCAAAAAAGAAGGCTTTGACCCACGTAAAGACAGCGCAAATGGACCTGCACCAATTCCAGCTGGTACTTATCCAGTAATCTTAAAAAAAGCAACTTTCAACATCGCAGAAAGTAATTGGGAAAGTTTAGTCTATCAATTTGAAATTCGTGGTGGTGACTATGATGGTCGATCTGAATATGTTTCATTCGGAACATTGACTGAATGGAAGGGTAAGAAGTTAGACTGGGCAGTAGAACGTACTATGAAATTCTTTATCAAGGCTTTGGTTCTCGCTGGTGACAATATGCAAGGTGACGAAGAAGACGGTAAGGCTTTGGAAGAAGCGTTACAACGTAAAGCAGTTGGGTCTTACTACAACCTTGTTATCACTGAAACTGAAAGCAAAGGTAAAACATACCGTAGCTATGATCTTGAAGAAGCTGAAGGACTTCCAACTGCTGAAGGTTTAGATATTAATGATGATGATTTACCATTCTAAAAAATAAAAAAATAGGAGGAAATTGGAATGGCTAGTATGAAAGAGTACGCTCTAAAATATCAAAATTTAGGATTTTCAGTCATTCCAATCAATCCTAAAAACAAGATGCCTTTGATTGAATTTGCTGATAAACCTGCCATGACTGCAAGTGAAATTGAAGCTTTTTGGGATGGTTATCCAAATGCCAATATTGCTCTTAAAACAACTAATTTCTTTGTCATTGATATTGACAAACACGGTAAATCAAACGGTTTTGAGTCTCTTAAAAAATGGAAATACTTAAAACTGATTGAACCAACCCTACAAGCTAAAACAGCAAGTGGTGGGAAACATCTATTCTATTTCAAAAGAGATGGTGAACCTATCACACAGATGATTGGTTTCTTGCCAGGTGTTGATATCAAAGCTCACGAAAATAACTATATTCTTGTAGCACCATCTGCCACAGACAAAGGGCAGTATGAGTGGGATTTAGAAAAATCAAAGGAAGGTGGAACAATCGTAACACCTTCCAGAGATTTAATTCGAGCAATCAAGAAACAATACAAAGAAACACATGGTCATACCTATGATGGTAAAGATGGTTTAAGGGATTTAGCTAGAAGGTCTTATACACGAGACAGAACCCAAACCACTGAATTATTTGAAACAATCGCCCTTGGTTTTGGTGATGAAGGTGGACGAAACGATAAACTAGCAAAGTTCGTAGGTGGTCTATTATATCGAGCAGTCGATGATGAAGTAGTCATTCAATTGGCAAGACTAGCGAATACTAACAGTCAAAATCCTTTACCTGAAAAAGAAGTGATGCGTACTGTTGAAAGTATGATTAAAAAAGATAGGAGGTGAGAACAATTGGTAATGTAGTTAGCATAAATTCACAAGATACAATGATACTGAACGATAAAGGAGGAATTAAATCAAATAGTCCAAATAATGTACTTCTTTCTTTCAAGGCTGATGATCAATTAAGTATTTACCTAAAACATAATGAATTTTCACAAGAGCATGAACTAACCAAAGATATCAGAATTGGAAATACTTTTTTTAAAAAAGGAGAGTTACCCTCTAATTTTGATTCGGTTGTAAAAGTTTATTTTGAAAGTGTATTAGGTGTTGCTTTCTCAAACCAAGCGATGCTGGATGGCATGGAAACCTTCTTCTCAGAAAGGTCATACAATCCAGTTATGGAATATATGGAACGTGCAGCAAGTAATTGGGATGGGCGTAAACGCATCAACCAAATGCTTCAAGTCTACCTCGGTGCAGAAGATATTGATTTAGTTTCTAAAATTGCTGAAATGTGGTTAGTTGGCGCAGTTGCTAAAGTATACGACCCTTACGCTAAATTTGATTATGTTTTAGATCTCGTAGGTGGTCAAGGTGTTGGGAAAACCTCACTCCTTCAAAAGCTGGGTGGTGAATGGTATACCGATGCTGTCACAGATTTTGCAAACAAAGATAACTACGACATCATGTTAAAAGCATTAATTGTAAATGATGATGAAATGGTTGCTAGTAACCGAATGAGTTTCGCTGAAACAAAAGCATTTATCTCAAAAACAAGCTTACGTTTTCGTAAGCCTTACATGAAGCGTACTGAGGAATTTGCTAAAAATTTTGTACTAGCACGCACGACAAATCAGAAGGAATACTTAAAAGACAAAACTGGTGAACGTAGGTTTTTATCCGTCATGGCAGATACTAGCAGACAGAAGAAACACCCTATGGAAATCGAACCTGAAACAGTCGAACAAATTTGGGGCGAAGCTGTCACAATCTATAAAGCTGGTGCTGATTTGATGTTTGATAAAGAAACTGAAGAACGATTGGAAATCTATCGTGAGAAATTCATGTATCGTGATGAAGTGGAATTACAAGTGCTTGAATACTTGGAAATGCCTATTCCTGATAATTGGTCGAGTTGGTCAATTCAACAACAACATCAGTATACTAGCAAGTATTTTGATAACAGTAGTGAGTTTGAAGCTGGTACTAAAAAACTGGAAAAAGTCTCAACTCGTGAGATGATGTATAACCTCTTCATGAGAAATTCAAATGATAAAAAGTTATCAACTAAAATCAATATGATTATGGATAATCACCCTGGTTGGGGAAAAGGTCAGTTCAGAATTGGTGGAAAAAATACTAAAGGATTTAAGCGAATTAAAGAAAAATAGATCGGTTGCATTTTAAAATTCTATCGGTTGCATCGGTTGCACTTTTTAAGAAGAACGGTTGCATGCAACCGATATGCAACCGATAAATTAAAAGAACGGTTGCACCCTTAAACCCTTGATAATACTGATTTTTTTATACTATTTTTATATAATGCAACCGATTAACCGTTATTTTTTAAAAAAGTATTAATAAAAGTATTAATAATAGAGAAAGCCTATTAAATAAGGATTCTTAAATTTTATTTTTTAAATTTTGTTTTTTATCGGTTGCACGGTTGCATTTGATTTTTTAAACAATTTTAGGAGTTAAAAATGAAAGTTGACGTACAATGTCCGTTCTGTGGAGAATGCTATATTAGAAAGGTACAGCCTGATAAAATCTCCATTCGATGTTATGTCTGTAAGAAAGCATTATTTCTGAAATATGCGACAGACACAAAGGACGGTGTGAATAGTAAAGGTATTGGACGGTTAGCCTATGAACCGTTCGTCCACAATGAGGAAGTTGTGGAGTTAAGAGAGGTGTTTGAATGAGTATCAAACAACAAATGATTGAAGCATTAAAGCATTCAATCGAAAAGACGGAAGCTGATATTATTAAATACTCACAACCTTGTGAGAAGTCACTAGCACAGAATAGGACAGCGCACAGGGAGTATTTGAAGAAGAAGTTGAAGAAAATGCAAAAACAGTTAAAGGAGTTGGAAGATGAATAAACATGAATTGATTGAAAAAATCGAAGCCTTACCAGCAGAAAATTATAAATACAGACCATACATTGACAAGAAAGTTGTACTAGCTTTAGTCAGACAACTAGACGAACCGCAACCGTTAAAATTGAAAGACATCATATCACGAATGAAACAGTTATTTCCTCTTAGTCGGGCAGAATGGATTGATGAAATTTTAAAGGAATTTGGCGAAGAATTCGGTTCAATAAAATATCGCAGTGGTTACGAGCAAGGTAAATTTGAGGGAGTATGGGTTGGAAATCAATTAAAAGATGCTGATAAGATTCGACAAAAATTAAATAAAGTGCTTCTACCTGGTTTTATAGATGACTGGATTTTTGAATGTCAACTTTTAAAAGATTTTAGTTTGCGTTCTGCACTTGATAGTACTAATATTCATCTCTATGCTAAGAATGGCAAAGTAGTGAAGAAATGGCTCGATAACAGAAAGAATCAAGAACTTTTTGCCAAAGCTTGGTTGACTGACTACGATGCTGAGAAAGAACCAAAATACAAAGTTAAGGTAAAAAATACAGATGATTATCTAAATGAAACAGAAATTGGATTTCATTTTTTCAACAATGGTAAAAACAATAAAGAATTTACACGAAAGGAACTAGAATATTCCGATTTTGCTTGGGTGCTAGATTGCCCAGGGATTGAGCTTGAGGAGGTCACAGATTGAAAGATGAAAAAGATTTTATTCTAGCTATCGAAAATTTAGAAATCGATATTTTGAAAATAGCCGATGAACTAGACGGTTATGAGTTGAGCGATATCAAAAGACATGCAAGGTCTTTATATGAAACTCTTGTTTGGTTGCAGTATGCGAAGGAAGAGGTGGAATAAATGGAAAATTTAATGTTTTGGGGAATGCTTTTGATTTCTTTGTTAGTGATTGGTATGTCTATTTACATCCTGATTGCACAAGCCTTGCTTAATAACGAGTTGGCAAGAAAATTCAATGAGCAAAAAAGAGAATTAAGAAGAGCTTTTGGATGGGAAGAATATGACTGGGCTGAAAATTTCGGAGATTACGCACGAAAAGTAGATAAGCTTATTAAGTCTAAAGAAGAAATCGAACGACTCGAAGTTATTAAAAAAGCAATCGAGGTGCAGAAGTTATCAGACCTGAACCGCAAAAAAGAACAGGTTGAACAGGAAATTAAGAAGTTGGAGGGAAAATAATGACACGACCAAACAGATACCCGTACACAAGAAGTCAATGGGGTGAAGAGATTACAATAGCTC